AGAGGGCCAGGAACGCCTCCCAGGCGCCCGCTGTGGCCCGAATTGTCTTTGGGCAGTCCTTACCATTCCAGCGGTTGTGCTGAACCACCCGGTCCAGCGGGATGTCGTGCCGCTCCATCAGCAGCCGCACCAGCGATGCCGCATTGGCCTTGGCTTGCTCAAAATCCCCTCCGGCATCCACGCAGATTTCGATGCCGATGGAAGTGGCGTTGCCAGGGCCGCTGCCGCCGTCCCCGGCGTGGTAGGCCCGCTCGCAATCCGGCAGGTGTTGGTAGATGCTGTGGTCGTCCACGGTATAGTGCCAGCTCACGGGAGCCGCCTGGGCGGAGCTGCCCCGCAGATACGCCGCGTGGGCCGCCGCGTCGGCGCCCTTAGCAAAGTTCCCGGTCTCGTGGATGGTGATATAGGTGTCCGGATTGCTTCCGCCCGGCCGGTTGTCGGCTCCGGCCGGCAGGAACTCCTGAATGATCCGCAGTCCCGTATCGGTCACCAGGCCCTCGTCTGCGGCCTCCACAGGCCACAGGTAGTCCATGGACACCCAGCCCCGGTCCGTCTGCCCCCAGCCGTCCCGGACGGCCTGGACGGCCACCACGGCGCCGTAGGAATAGCCTCCCAGCTTGTCAAAGGATGTGCCTGGCCCCTTTCGGATATTGAGGCCGCTTTGGGCCGTCACCACATACTGCCCGCCGGTGGTGTCAGATTCGGACACATCGTCCGCCAGGTGGACCACGAGATAGTAGGGGATCACCCGGCCCGCGTCACAGGTAAAGCCATTGCCCGCCCGGTCCCGGTAGCACACGGACCCGCCGCCGTCCAGCATCACCGTGCTGTCCCAGCCGGCGGCCGCCAGCACGTCCCGCAGCTCCTCCGGGGTGTAGGGCGTCTGGGTGACGAGATAGGCAAACCGCCCCTCCTTGGTGCCGATGGCTTGGCGGGGCCGCCTGCCGCCCATGTCCGGCTGATAGTGGGGTGCCGCCAGCGGCTCCCCCTCCACGACGAGGGCCACGCACTCCACATAGTTGTCCGCCCCGCAGGGCAGCCACTCCATGGCATAGTCCTGTGCGTCGGTGCCCCATGCCATGCCCCACACGTGGTAGTCCGGCGCGCCGTACACCACGCCGTCTCCCTTCAGGTGGCAGCAGGCGGACAGGTCGCTGAGGAAGATCGGCCCGCCGAACACAAAGCTGCCGCCGGTCTCCTGCAGGATTTTGTCCAGCTCCGTCTCCCGGTACCGCTTGATGTTGTTGTAGATCTGCACCCGCCGGATCTGCGCCAGCGGGTAGGTTGCCGCAAACTGCATAGATTGCCTCCTTACCGACAGCGGCAGGCAGGATGGTCCCGCCTGCCGCTCTATATTATGCCTGCTTATGTTCGCCTTGAACCGCTCCCTGCTCTGACAGGACAATCGCTCCGCTTTGCAGTTCAGCAATACCTTCTGCCTGGGAGCTCCGCTTCTCCGCCTGTGTACCGAAGTAGAAGGCGATTACCACCGTGAATACCGTTAAGAACTGATCTGTGGTCACGTGGCCGGCAATGGCCAGATAAGCAAAGACGCATGTGAGCACAATTGTCACAATGCTCTTGACCGCCAGCAGGTTGGCTGCCCGCTTTTTCAGCAGCTCCATCTCAGTCCTCCTCCGTCAGCACGTCACCCCGCAGGCGGTAGCACCGGCCGCCGATGTACACATAGGCCGTCTCCTGCCCCATGTCCACGTCCACGGTGCGGCCGTCCGCCACGCGGACCTTCTCCAGGCAGCCCACGCCGTGGTCCATAAGCCCCCAGCCGTTGGCCTCGTCCGGCGTCTCACCCACACGGGTTTCCGCCAGCTCCTGAGCGGAGAAGAGATTGCGGGTGGGGTCAAGCTGGAGTCCGCAATCCAGCTTCTTCAGCTCCTGGTTGGTCTCGTCCAGAGGCTTGTCCCCTCTGGTGTAGTGATGCAAGATTTCCTCAAGATTTTTCATGGTATGTACTCCTTTCAAATTTCCGGCTGGTGCCGGGTATTAAACTTTACTGAATTGGTGCGCTGCCTCGTCCCGGACAAAGTCTACATACGCTTCTTTGGCGCTGTCGGCCGCCGTCATGGCCTCCTCCACGTCGCCATTGGTATGCTGCCCGGCCAGCTTCTTGGCCGTGGTCAGAGACAGCGAGCATGTGGCGTACATCAGCTCCATGGCAAGCCGGCTCTCTTTTTCCCGGCGCTGCGCCCGGGCTTCCGTTCGTTTGGTGCTGATTCGGGCCCTCCGCTCCGCCAGAGCCGACAAAACAGCCGCCACCCCTGCAATCAGCGCACAGATCACTTCCGTAGTCATGGGACTCTCCTCCCCCTCCTATGGTCTAAGTAGTTTGTACATTGGCCGCGGTCCCCGCCCGGATCTCCAGGCCATGAAATCAAACATTACGATGGCCGGGAGGGATAACGCCACCCACAGCATCCAGTATGCAAGGCAAACCTGGCCTAAGATGTTGAACACCATCCCGGAATAATCCCACACGTCCCACCCCAGCCAGAGATTAACGATACAGCCCACCACAAACTCCGCCGCCGTGATGATGGTACCGCCGATCACGGCCTGGAGCCACAGGGGCGTCTCCCACGGGATGACGGTGTCGTTTGCGATGTCCAGCGGGATGGAAATGACCGCTGCCAGCACCAGCATGGTCCAGTGCGTGTGCCCCCTCCATAGGATTTCCAGCCCGCCGTACAGGGCCCCGAAAAAAATCCAGCCACACACCCGCCAGAAGGTGATCTGCACACCCCGGACCACTTTTCGGCCCGCTTTCAGAATGCCTGCACGGTTATACATCGGCATCCCCCTCCTCCACGATTACCCCGGCATAGTCAATGACCACAGCCTCCACCGCTTCCGCTGTCCTGGCATTGTAGATGGCAGCCTTGATCTTCTCCTGGTACCGGCGGTATGGATATACATAAGCGGAAATAGCTATGGATAGGGCGGTATATTCGGGCTCCTCAAACGCCCGACACTCCTCCTTTTGGGCGTGCCATTCCAGCACGGCAGGCTGTCCGGCGGCCTTGTTCGCCTGGTACTGCATAAGATTCAATGCCAATTCGTTTTGGTCCTGTTCCTCCACGCCATATCGCTTCCCGTCCAACCACGTCAGCGGATGAGAAGCAAGCCAAGCAGCCAGAGCAGCCTTGTTCTCCGCCTGACGCTCTGACTTGATCTCGTGCAGTGGACGGGTATCCGGGATGTCCTCAACAGTGACTTCACCGTTATAAGCTTCTTTCAGAGCATCAGCGTATGCCGTTTCGGTGTATTTACACTGCTTATCATTGAAAACTTGACGAAGATCCGGTTTTTCTTCTGTCCCATAATTTTTTTCGGACACAATTTGGAACTTAATGATTTTCACGCACAAATCTCCTTAGTCTGTGGTTTTTGTGTATCTAATCAAAACAAGCACACTGCTTTTGGATAAATCCCTATTCGTTTCAATGGTGATTGTTTTTGCATTTACATCAATTGACACTACACCTGAGTGCCCAATTAGGTTTGCTCCACCCAGCGTTCCATGCAATCCCGCGCATTGCTGGAAATTTTCAATGTTGTGTGCGATAGAACTTGATGCCGAATTAGGGGCAGCCCCAAAGTTTACCAATTTTGCATAAACAGGAGCCTCTTGCCACCGCTCGGTCGTTCGGTACTCGACGCCCAACTGCATGGGCGGATGCTCCCACTCAAACGGAAACCACACTGACGGGCTTGACGATGAGGGATACCGGTGCTTGAACATTCGCCATCCACACAGCCACATGTCTGCACTGCCGATATTGGATAGTACCGCATAGTTGGCGTCGCTCTTGTATAAAAGCGATAACGTAGTACCTGCATTGCCGTATACTGCTGGCGGATAGGCCCGCACCAGTTTTGCCGTCTTGTCCGGCATCGCGTCCAGTACGGCGTCTACCTTGGCGCAGTATGTCTCATAGGATTCCTCCGCGCTGGCGGCCGCAATTTCCTGTATCGCATCCCCGAAGCCAAACCCGCCAGGAGCCGCCCCCACGTCCGCCGCTGTCAGGCCCCGGATCACGTCAGTGATGGAAATATCTGTCCAATGTCCGGCGGTCCATGCCTCCGGCTGCGCAATGTCCTGATTGGCCCGGTGCAGCAGCCCGCCCCGGGAGCAGAAATCTCCCTTCCGGTAGGTTGTCCCGGCGTTATACGCCGCCGCGGCCGCCATGGCCAGCAGCACCTGCCGGTCGATCTTCTCCCAGTTTTGGTTGAGCATGGTTTCAATATTAAAGGTGTCGGCTCCGTCCGCCACAGGATCCTTCATCAAAAGGTTCAGATTGGGCGTATAGCTCGCCATTACTCTCTCCCTCCCGCAAATTGTTTGAGCGTCAGCTGCTGCATCTGGGTCAGTGTCTTAACCTGGTGGATCTCCCGGATCAGGAGATATCGGAAGAAGTAATCTATGGGCAGATGGGCCGGGATGGTGCGGCCGATGGCCTCCTGCAGCGCCTGCAGGTCCTCCGGTACCCCATAGTCTCCCACAAAGGTCACCTGGATCCTGCCGCCTGCAAAGTCCACATCCACCTCGCCGTTGCGCCAGGCGTCCGCCACGGCCTGGATGGTCTCAATGCTCACCTTACCGCTGGAGCGGTATCGGGCAGCCAATACGCTGCGCCGGCTCTCCAGGGTGGCGCCGACAGGCGGCACGATCCCCGCCGCCCGCTCCTCGATCTCCAACGCCCAGGTGATGGTTTCCAGGGACAGCTGCGCCCGGAGCTCCAGGGACCGTCGGCTCTGATCCTCCAGGACGCCCAGGATGGCGTCTGCCAGAGCCAGCACCCAAGGGTCCTGGCGGTACTGCTGGGGAAGATTACGCACCAGCTCCATACCGGATGCTCACCTCCCCCAAAACGGCCGCCTGCCGCTCCCTGATGGCCACATTGGCGGTGGCGCCATTGACCGTCAGTCCAGATACATCCTGCACACCGTCCGCCTCCAGGATGGCTGCGTTGATCCGGGCGTAGCTCACATAGTTCTGGGTAAAGGCAATGCTCTTGAGATAGTCCGCCACCACCGCTTTAACGGCCGCCGTCACCGCCTCCTGCTCCGCGTCGGGCAGCGTCTGCACCGTCATGGAGAGGGTCAGTTCCACAGCCTCCGCCCCGCTCACATAGCAATAAGCGCCGATGGGGGCCTCTCCCTCTCCCAAGCCCTTGCTGCCGGGGTCGATATGGGTCTGGACCCGTTCCACCAGCTCCCCGTCTGCCGGATGTCCGTCCACATCAATGAGCACCACGTCCACGGTATTGTCCCCGTGGCCCAGGGGATAGATCTGCACGCCACCCACGCCGGTGACCTCCAGGGCCCAGAGTCGGTAGTGGTACTGGTTTCCGCTGGTGGGCGGTGTCTGCAGCCGCAGGATATAACGCTCATAATAGGCCTCGTCAGTCTCGGCGTCATAGCCTCCGGTGAGCGCGTCCGAATTGGACACCGACACGATACCGGCGATCTGCACCGGCATCATGGTGACGCTCCCGGCAGGCAGGTTTCCAGCCGCCCCCGGCGTGGTGCAGCGGATGGCAACCTCTCCGCTGCCGGTGATGTCCACGGTGGCCGTGGCGGCAAACTGGATGCCCCCGGCGGACTCAAAGAGATCCCCCTCATTGACAGTGCCGTTGCCCGTCACCTGGAGGATGCCGGATGCGCAGGTGGGCGGGTTGCGCACAAGGCCGGACCGGCTCTTGACGTAACGCTCCAGCTCCTCCCCGGTAAGGTTGGCGGGATCCAGCTTGGCCGCTGTCTCCTGCAGCTGTGCCTCCAGTTCCTCCATCGGGATCGCGGCCGCCGCCAGCAGGTCATAGGTGGGGAACCCTACGGTTTTCTGGTAGCTGTCCGGCATCGCCTCCAGCATGGTTTCCAGGGTCTCAGACATCCGCGCTCACCTCCACAGTCTCCGCGTCGTACAGCACCGCCGTGAAAGCCACATGGCAGCGGCGCCCCTGCCGCGTCACCTCAAAATCCCGTATCGCCCGCACCGCCGGGCAATAGGAAGCCGTCTCCCGCACATTGCGCTCGATCTCCGCCGCGATCAGGCCGGAGGGCAGCTTGCTGCCGATCATCTGCCGGTCCACGCCGATCCCGGCCGCGCCGGACTCCGTCCTATAGATGGGCACCCGGTTCGGCTGCTGCCGCAGCATCAGGTCAAACCACTGCCGCACCGCCTCCCGCCCGGTGCGCTCCACCAGGGCGCCGTCCACCAGCAGGAACCGGCTGGTTTCGCTGTCGAAGGCCGGTACCCGCCCGATCTCCTCCACCGCCTGGGCCGGGATACGCCCCGGCACCGTCGGAAACATCTCCGCCATCACAGATCACCTCACATCCAACGCTTCGTCCGGCTCGGACAGCCGGCCTAAAACCACCACAGTCTTGCCCATCCAGCAGCAGCACACCCGGTCCCCGGATTTCCAGGCCTCCAGCTCCAGATGTCCGCTGTCCGCGTCCCGGTAAAATCCCTGGGCGCAGAACAGCGTTTGCAGCGGCGCCGGCGGCGCCATCACCTCTCCGCCGAACAGGGAGACGGTCAGCGGATTGACGGATACCACCGTCCCCTCCAGGATCTCCGTCCTGCCCGCTCCCCGCCCCAGGCCCCGCAGCTCGCGGGCCAGCTCATAGTCCCATGCGCCCATGCTGTCCTCCTCAAACGGTAATGGCGTCCCCGCTGCCAGCGGCCCGGGGGGATTGGGGGTCCTCCACCGTCAGACTCATCAGGTGGGGGTGTCCATAGCGGTGGGTGACGCCGGTGACCCGCTGCACCCCGGTCACGCCATAGCTGTTTTGCCGGAATTGCAGGAGGATACCGCTCTCCACCTCGTCCGCCCCCCAGATTTCATCCACAGACCGCTCCCGGGCGATCCTGTCGCCCTGAGCAAGCAGCGTTTGGAGCCGCTGTCGCGCCTGGGCGGTGTTCTCATCTCCGGAAAGGGTCTCCACCGCCTGCAGCAGGCCGTATTTGGCAATGCTGGCGCTGTTGTACGCACGTCCCAGCGTCTCAGCGGACTCTCCTCCGGCGGCCAGCACCACGCTGTTGGTCAGCTCGGCCATGGAGTCCGATCCGCTGACGCTGCCCTTTGCCAGGGTGATGTCAAAGGCCCCCAGATTTTCCGCCGGCTTGTGGTAGGCAATGATGGGGACGGTCGGCAGCGGCCCCACCTGCAGAGCGCCTTCCCGGACTCGCCGGCGGTAGGTGAGTCCCGTCTCCGCAGAGCAGATGGCCAGGATGTCCTCCAGGATCTGCTCCGGGGTGGACCCTACCCACACCTGGGAGATCCGGGTGGGCGGCAGGTCGATGGTTCCGGCGGCGATCCCCGCCTTGGCGCACATCCGCCGCACCGCGTCCGGCGCCGCCGCGTCCGCCAGCTGCAGGATGATCTCTGATTTAGTCAGATACCATCCCATGTCGTTGGCGGTCACCGCGCCGTCCAGCCCCACGGTGAGGATCACGCCGGAAAAGACCTCCCGGCCGTGGTTCACAACCCGCAGCTTGTCTCCCGGCTCGATGCCGTACCAGTGCATATACTTGTCCCGGTTGTTGTTCCGCACCGCCGTGAAGGTCAGCTCCACGCTGAGGGCGTCCAGCTCATCCCGGGCCTCCGGCTGGCTGACCGCCCTGGTGATGTCCGTCACCGTGCTGCCCTTGCACAGCAGGAAGCGGTGGTCGTCCACGTACTGCGTTCCCATGGCCCCTCCTCACTTCGCGCCGGAGACGAAGCGGTATTCCCGCAGCGTCAGGCTGTAAGAGATATCCCCGTTCCGCTTGACATGCCACTCGAATTGGTCCACCGAGCAGGGGCTGTTCATGCGGCAAACGCCGTTCCCATCCAGAATGATGATCCGGAACGGCAGCATCCTGGGGCGGTTCCGCTCGAAGAAGTCCACATACTTCCACCCGTCTGTCCAGGCGTCTGCCGGCATGAAGCTGTAACGCCGGCCCACCGGGAAGAAGCTGGCAATGGACATCTCCCAAAGGCCCATAGGCCCCAGGGTGTTGTAATCTCCGGAAAGGCCCTCATAGGTCCCGTTGTTCTGGGGGAGCTGGGGCCCGAGATCCGTCGGGACCGCGGGCAGCACCGCCACCTCCTCGTTGTTGTTGATGGATAGGATCACCTGGTACATGGAGCCTCCTCAGCTGTTCCGCAGCGCCCGCAGGAGCTTTTGAGCAATGGTTTCTCCCAAGCTCTCCGCGTAAGCCTGATTGCCGATCACATTGCCCTGGACCGTCACATAGACCTGCACCGTCGTGCCGCCAACCATGCGGCGGGATACGTCGTGGGGGATGATCTGGGTGCCGCCGGGCAGGCGCATGATCTCGCCGCCCCGTTCGTTGACCCGGGTCCAGCCGCCGGGGAAGTAGCTGGTGCCGGTGGCGTGGCCGGTGACCTTGTCGATCACCCAGCTGCCCGCGCCCTTGATCCCCCGGTAGATGCTGCCGATAACCGGCACGCTCTCGATGGCGCCGTCCAGAGCGGACAACTTGTCCCCGATCCAGGAGAAGAAGCTGCCTACTGCCTCTTTTGCGGAGTTGAACGCCCCCACGATGCTGTCCTTGATCCCACCGAACACGGTCTTGATCCCGTCCCACAGCTCTCCGGCCTTGGCCTTGACCTTGTCCCAGTTGGCGACCAGCAGCGAGATCGCCGCAATGGCCGCAACGATTGCCAGGACAACCGGATTCGCGGCGACGATGGTCCCCACCGTGGTGGCAAACAGCTTCACGGTCTTGATGGCGTTCATGACACCGCTGGCAAACTGCGCCACTTTCACAAGGGCCAGAGCGGTCCCCAGCCCTACCACCCATCGCTTGATAGTATCGCCGTGGTCCAGCACCCACTGGAAGGCGTTGCCCGCCATCTCTCCGGCCCTGGCCAGCCCCTGATCCAGCTTTTGCGCCAGGGCGTCCATCGTCCCGTCCTGGCTCCACTCCTGGAATTTAGCCAGGACGCTTTCCGCACGGTCGTTCAGCCAGGCCAGGGCGGAGCCCGCCCGGATGCTGCCGTCCTCCTGTACGCCGAAAAGACGCATGAGGCTGTTTTTCGCAATGGCGCTGGCATTGCCCAGCTTCGCCGTCATGGCGGAGAGGGCCGCCTGGTTCTTCCGGGCCTGGACCAGCTGCTCGTTGTTCCGGTAGAAGGCGTCCGCGGCGTCGTCATAGCTGCCGGTCAGCGTCTCCAGGAGGATCCGGTTCCGCTCCGCCTCGCTGGAGGTCCGCTCCAGCCGTTCGTTCATCTTGTCCTCGCTGATCCCCACCCAGTTCAGGGCGTCCGCCAGCACGCCGGTGACCTTGCCCACCTTGGCCGTCTCGTTGGTGGCCTCGATCAGCCCCTCAATGGGCAGGCTGTCGCCGAAGGTGCCGCTGACGCCGGCGGCCACCCGGGTCCACTTTGTCACATCCTGCTCGTTCTGGACCAGCTTGCTCAGCAGCTGGCTGGCCTCCGTGGCCGTGTCCGTGTCTCCCAGGATCTGATAAAACTCATTGTAGGCGGTGGCCGCGGTCTCCGCGCTGTATCCCGCCGCCTCATAGGCGGTATTCAGCTTGCCCTGGGCGATCCGGTAATCCTCCGTGGCGCTGTCCATAGCCAGAAACGCCGCCGTTACGGCGCCGGCGGAGGCGGCGCCCCACTTGACAAAGCTCTTGGTGGCGCTGCCCAGGGCGGAGACGGCCCGGTTTTTGAAGGCCACCACGCTCCGGGTGGCGCTCTCCATCTCCCGCGTGACGCCCTCCGTGTTCCGGGCCACCCGGATCAGGCCGCCGGACATGTTGTCCCGCAGGTTGAGAATGGTGTTGATGACTCTATTCGCCATGCCGCCCGCCTCCCGTCAGCGTCCGCGCCACCGCCGCCTGCAGCAGCGCCGCCTGCTCCTCGTAGTACAATGCCCGCGCCCCCTGCAGGAAGCCCCGTTCCGCCGGTGTGGCGGCCGCCAGCACATCCAGCGGCACGCCCCGCACGGCGTAAAACGCCATCAGCTCCAGCAGGGGGTCGCGGGCAATCAGTTTTTTACCGTCTCAAGCCCCGGGTCCGCAGCCGGCTCCCCGTCGGAGCTGGTATCCTTGGCGCTTTTCGGCAGCGGAGGGAGCAGTCCCAGGAACCGCAGCGCCTCACCGCCCAGCTGGTCCTGATCCACTGGCGTGAACAGGGCGTCCAGGATGCCCATGGGGTCCTCGTCCACGCCCAGCTCCTTCTGCAGCTCCCGGTCCTGCAGCTGGGGGCAGCACACGTACAGAGCGTGGTTGCCGCAGCGCAGCGCCGCCAGAGCGTCCTGGGCGTTGCCCAGTTCACCGTATAGCTCCAGCACCGCCTTCTGGGGCGGCATCCGGGCTTCCAGCCCCACGCCGGTGCCGGGAATGGTCAGCATCCCAACCTTCAGCTTGTCGCTCTCCCGCTGTTCCCGCCGGGCCACCAGCTCGTCAAATGTGATTTTCCTGCTCATGAAATCGCCTCCAGGTTCTTCCACCGCTCCGCCTTAAAGGGGAGCTCCCGTTCCACGGCCTTTTTCGCCTCAATATTGGCCAGGGCCACTTCCGTGAACACCACACCGGAGACGCTCCACCGCTCTGTCTGCCTGCTCACCGGGTTGGTAAGAGCTGTGATCAGCACGATGTCCGGCATGATGCCGGTCCGGTACCCTTCCACAATGGCGGTCTCCAGCGTGCTGTCCTGTTTCTTGTCAGTAATGGTGCCCTCGATGGCGTATCCGTTGTAAATCGGGAACGTCCCGTAATCCCCGCAGAACGCGCCGTCCTCGAAATCGCCGGTGACCTTCACTTCGATCTTGGTGGCCAAGTCATCCCGGGCGCCGTTGATATACGCCTCGCTGCAGGACCCGTGCAGCATTTTCTCTGTTTTCTTGCTCATACGTCCTCCTTACATCAGGGTGACGGCAAACTCCAGGCCGCCCATGCAGCCCAGGATCTGCACGTCTCCCGCCAGATAGACCATCCGCTTGAACGGCGTCGCCATCACGGTGGCGTCGTCCCAGTCCGCGGCCTCCGCCTTCCCGGACCCGATCCAGGCGTTCCGCTGGGCGGTCACGTCGATGCCGGCCTTGTTGTCGTGGTCCGGGTTCAGCACGTAGTTGCTGGCGGCAGCCGCCAGTGTATCGAAATAGTAATTGACTGCGGAGATGAACAGCATCTGGTTGGCCTTGCTGTTGCGGTACTTGCCCAAGTACTCGTCCCGGAATGTAGCGGTGATGTCGTCCCGCAGCATATCCATGGCCTCCACGGTCTCGATGTACTGCATGTCCTCCGTCAGGGTGGTGCCGTTGGTGGTGGTCAGGGCGTTCACATCCACGCCCACCCGGACCTCGTCATCGTCATTGATCAGCAGGAATTTTCCCGCTCCCACCACGGTATCCGGATCCTCCGGCACCGCCACCCGTGTCAGATTCGGACACAGCTTGTTGGTGGCGCCCTGCTCCACGTTGCAGGATGCCAGCAGGCCCGCCAGAGAGGCGCAGTATTTCTCGCCGCTCGCCTCTCCCCGGGTATCGGCAAAGGTCACCTTCTCGTTGCTGAGGTTGACAATGTGCATGGAGTCCGGCGCCGCGGCCTTGAAGCAGACGGCCTTCCAGCTCTTGTATGCCTTCTCCTGGGCCTTGATCCAGCTGGACAGGTCCGTCCAGTCGTCGCTGCTCCCCTCCGCAAAGGTCACCCAGCCTGTCTTTTCATACTGGGTGAAGATTGCCGCCGCAGCCGCCAGATCGTCCGCGGTCTTGATCTTCACCACGCTCACCCGCAGCGGGCCGAAGGACAGCGCGTCCTTGATATACTGCTGGTTGGCGGGGGTGAACTCCGTGTCGCTCACCTGGGTGGCGTCTCCGTACTGGAAAAACGTCTTTCCGGTCCCGGCGGTGTCGTCCCGCACGATCAGCACCGCGATCCCCCGGGCGGACCGCTGGATGAACGATGTAGCCAGCTGTGTGAATGTGACCAGAATTTTCGGCAGTGTTACAGCCATTTCATGTTACCTCCAAATCCAAATTCAGCTCTTCCATGGGCTCTGCGTCCGCCTTCGGCACTGGCTCCGTCAGCGTCAGCTCCAGCGAGGCCACCAGCACGCCGTCCGTCACGGTAAAGGAAACGCCTTCGTCAATGCCCAGATAGGTGTCCTCCACCGTGATCCCGTCCAGAAATGCCTCCCCGATGGCGCTGCGCACCGCCAGGTTCTCCAGCTTGGGCCGGTCCCGGTCCTTGGCGAAGTAGTACAGCCGGAAGGTCACCGTCCGCTCCCGACCGGAGGCCAGGAGCCGGGTGTCCGATCCGTCCTCCAGCTCCACCTTGCCTCTGGGCCGGATGATGGGCTTGGACACGTCCTCCGCCACCAGCTTGGCGCCGGTGCCGGCGGCGTCCAGGGCCGTTTGATACCGTGCGCAGATTGCCCGATTGACCGCTTGTAAAGAGATCATAGGTTTCTCACCGCCTCGTCCAACAGGTCATCCAAATCCATCAAAAACTGCGGCTCGAAGTCTCTGGCAGCGACCTCAAAAACGTGGTGTCCCTGCACAAACCCGACTTCCCGGCCATCATGTGTCACCATCCGGTGCCCTTCTTCAATCAGGTGTGCGTGTGGAGCGTAGGAGTACACACGGATTGCTTGAGATCCTTGATAGCTGTACACCTTTCCGCGCTTGATGGATTTCAGGTAATTTCCCGTCTTTTTTCCAAGCCTTCGTGCGCCGTTCACAGTTTGCTTTCTCAGTTTGTTGGCCTCTTTGCGCAAGAAAGGCTTCTGTTGCCGGCGCAGTCTTTCGCCGGATTGTCCAAGCTGTGCGGCAAATGCCGCCAGAGCTGACGCATCAAAAGCTGCGCGTGCCATCTTCGATCACCAGCCTTGCATAAAGATCCAGGAAACCGCTGTCCCGGTAATTGGGGTAAAAATATTGGACCTCGTAGACCTGCTCCCGGAAGCGAAGCCGCAGGTCCGTCGTCAGGTTCGGGATGGAGGCCCGGCGCACGGTGATCCGGTGGGTCACTTCCGCCCGCTCCATGTCTCCCTCAACGGTCTCGCCCCGCCCGGCCGTGGGCACGATTTTGGCCCACACCCGGCGCTCCGCCTCATAGTCGTATGTCTGCTCTCCCAGCGGGTTGATCCGCCCGGTCCGGCGAAGCACCTCCACCCGGTTCCGCAGATCCCCAGCACTGACAACCGCCATAATTTTCTCCTTCTTCTCTTGACATTTCACGATACCGTGATATAATAATCGTTAGAAAGGGGGACACAAATATGCCTGTGATTGCTCGCTTTTATGGTATGACCATCAAGATGTATCTGCTGGGTAAGGAACACAATCCGCCGCATATCCACGCACTATACGGTGACTATAACGGCGTCATTGATATCCAGACGCTGGATATGCTAGAGGGGGATCTTCCAGGCAAGGGGCTGGCCATGGTTCGGGAGTGGATGGCCGCGCACCAGCAGGAACTCTTGGATATGTGGAATACACAGAACTTCCGGACGCTGCCCCCGCTCGTATGAGCGGGGTGCGGTCCGATACAGCACAGAAAGGAGTGGTCCCATGTTTCACAAGATCAAATCCGTGACCCCTTTGGAAAATTACAGGCTTCTGGTCCACTTCACAGAAGGCTGCTGCCGGGAATACAACATGACCCCGCTGATCCAGCGGATGCCTGTTTTTGCCCCCCTGCGTGACGTTCCCGGCCTGTTCAGTCAAGTGCGCACTGACCCCGGCGGCTATGGTGTCTCTTGGAATGATGATATCGACATGGACGGCTCCGAGCTCTGGGAAAACAGTGTGCCTGTGTCCTCACCTTTTGACAGTCTCCTGTCCTTTGCAGATGCTACAGAACTCTGGGGGCTGCACGAGAGTACGCTCCGAAAGGCAGTCGCCTATCACAAACTGGTGGAGGGTGTAGACGCACAGAAATATGGCAAGCAGTGGATTGTCACCCGAAACGCAATGGAGCGTGAGTATGGTCCCGCCCCCCAGAGATAGCGTCACACCTGCCTCTCCGCTGTTCCGCAAAAGGAGAAATTCTCATGAAACAAGCCTATCCCATCATCCTGACGCCGTCCGAAAACGGCTATGTGGTCTACGTGCCGGACCTGGATATCAATACGGAGGGGAAGGATCTCGCCGACGCCATCGACATGGCCGCGGACGCTATCGGCCTCTGGGGGATCTCCGCCCGAGATCTGGGCCGCGAAATTCCGGCGCCCTCTGCGGCGCTTCCCGTCTGTGCGCCGCCTCAGACGGCGGCCTATGCCATGGTGGACTTTGATACTTACCACGGCGATCCCGTATGATTGCCCCGCCGCCCCGGCCTCCGCCGGGGCGGCCCTTTTTATGTGTCCGATTCGGACACCGGCTCCGTGGCCTGCAGCTGCAGGAAGGTCCCCCGGTATTCCCGGTTGTCGGTCAGCGCCGAGCCGCTGACGGTGGTGCCCCGCTTGTCATAGGCGTCCAGGACCAGGGCGTTCACGCACAGGTCGTACTGGGCCCGCCTGGGCGTGTCCGCCTCCGGCTCAGAGATGTCAGCGCCCGCCAGATACGCGACAGCGGAGAGATACAGGGTCTTGAGCAGGTCCTCTTCTCCGTCCTCCAGCACGTCGATCCGGCAGTAGGCCATGAGCCGGGCCCTGATCGTCTCGCTCCAGGTCGTCATGACTTACACCACCAGCTGCCAGCTGTTCTCCGGCGGCCGGTACATCGGCCGCACAACGGCCACCACGGCGCAGTCCACCTCCGCGCCGGCATCATGCTGGAAGGTGACGCCCACATAGCGGCCACGGTCTCCCCGGACCCTGTAGCTCACCACGGCAAGTCCGGGATCGGAGCCGGATGCGGTAAATACCGTCTCTTCCGCCTCCTCCGGGCTGGAGCCGCTGGCGTCCGCGGAGGTCTGGACGCCCACCGTCAGCTTCTTCCCGCTGGTGAGGGCACCGGTGTAGATCAGGAATTCCACGCTGTCCACGCCGGCGGTGTCCACAAAGGCGCTGGCCTTATCTGTGGCCGTAGCCACCGCCTGGGGCGCGAATACGTCCAGGTACTGCACTTCTTCACAAATCCGATTCATACTGTCCTCCTCCTTATGTACGGGCGGCCAGCGCCACAAAGGGGCTGCGGGTCTTGGCGCTGTTCTTGATCTTCAGGGGCTGGGTCACCTTGGGGGCACCGTTGCAGCGGAACACCATGCGGAAGCAGTTCTGGTCCGTCAGGAACTCCACATGGATGGACCAGTCCTGCTTTGCGGTACCCTTGCTCAGCAGGATGTACTGCATCGGGTCCACCAGCATGACGTCGCCCTTGCTGCCCAGAGCGGGGCAGCTGTCCTCAAACAGCACCGGCTTGTTCAGCACCCGCTGGGTGTCGAAGTTGCCCAGGCCGCCCTCCGGGTTCCAGAGGAACTTAGCCGCCTCGCCGCTCTGGATGGCCAGATACGGCAGCTGCTCCTCCAAGTCCGGATGCATCAGCCACACCATGCGGTCCCGGCCCCGGGGCATGGCCCGGGCCTGCATCTTGATGACGTTGGCGCCCTGGAACGTTCCGGCGGCCTGGCTGGACTCCTTGTCCACCACGATCACGGCCCCGGAGTTCAGAAGGCCCAGGGGCTTGCCCACGCCGTCGCCGGAAATGACGCTCTCCGTCAGCAGCCGGTCCGCCGCCAAGGTGAAGCCATTGCCCACAAAGCCGGTCAGGAAAGCGGCGTCCTGCAGCATCTCGTCCGTGCAGTAGCAGAAGCCCATCATCTTCTCCAGATCCAGCTTCATCTCCCGGAACTGGGGCTTGCTGGCCGCCACCGTGGCGCCCTCCGCCGCCCAGAACATCTGAATGCCGCCGAACACGCTGGTGGAGATATCCGTCTCGTCTGCGTGCAGCCACCGCATGGCGTTGGCCGCGCTGGAGCAGGTGTACCGGTCCAGCCGGTTCAGGAGGGGGCTCTGCCGCACGGCGCTCTCCAGGATCGCCCCGGCGAAGTCCTCCTGGAGGGCGAAGCCGCCGTCCGGGCCGTTGGTGCCGGTGACGCCGGCGGCATTGTTGACCTTCTCCAGACGTTCGTCCGCCACCAGGCCCTTCCGCAGGTCATAGACGGCCTTCAGCTGCTCGCCCAGGGTGGCAAAGGGCTTCACGGCATCCTTTTTCCCATCCTTGGGCTTTCCGGTCCCCTCGTCGTGGAGGATGCCGTCATACTTGCCATCCAGGGGGACGGCGTGCTTCCGGCTCTCGTCCAGCAGCCGCTCCACCGTCTGAATCTGCTTGTTGATGCCCTCCATCTGGTTCGCCAGCTGATTGGCGTCCTCGAACTTGCCCTCTTTTACCAGGGCCTGGGCCTGTTCGTTGAGCTTGGCCTTGCTGGCCCGCAGCTCCGTGATCTTCTCCATGTAGTCCATAATCGTCCTCCGTATTCTCAGTATTTTGCAAGCGTCCCCAGCCGGGCCAGGATGCGCTTTGCCTCACAGTCTCGCGCGGCGGCCTCCCGGTCCTCCGCCACATGGCGCCGGTACCGTTCCCGCATGGCCGCCGTCAGCCGGATGCGGCCGGCCGCCGCCACGAATGCCGCCGGGTCCCCCTCCGGCTCTGTGACGCCTTCCAGCGCCACGATCTCGTCGATCAGGCCGTATTCCATGGCCTGGGTGGGGGTGATCCAGATGTCCTTGTCCATGAGGGAGACCAGCTCCTCCCGGGTCTTGCCGCCGCCCCGGGCGGTGTAGACCTCCAGGATGCAGTCCCGGGCGTTGCGCAGGGCCTCGGCCGACCGCCGCATGGCCCGGTAGTCCCCCTCCGCGCCGCCGGCGGGGTTGTGGTAGCACAGCAGGGCCCCCGGCTCGCTCTGGATCACCTGGCAGCCGGTGGCCGCCAGGGTGGCCGCGCTGGCCCCGAATCCCTGGAACAGCGCGGTGGTCTTGCCGGCATACCGCCGGAGCATGGAGCGGATCTCCAGCCCCACCGCCATGTCGCCGCCGGGCGAGTTGACCAGCAGCGTCACATCCTCGCCGCCGGCCCGCTCCAGGGCGCCGGCGATATCCATGGGCGCCGTGATGTCCCGCCAGCCCCAAAAGCGGAGTACGTCGGCGGAGTCGTTGTCCCACAGCTCGCCTCTCAGGCTGATGTCCATCTATTTCTCTCCTTTCAGCACGGCCTCCAGGGAGGCCAGATTCTTTGTCGCCAGGAATTGCTGGCCCAGTCCGCCGGGGATGGGGGCCTTCTCCTCCATGGCCCGGCACTCGTCCGGGTTGTAAACAGAGGTGCGGATCATCCGCTCGTAAACTTGGCTGCGGGTCAGGTCGTCGCCCCGGAGGAGCACCGCCACATTGCCCCGCATGTACCAGCCCTCCCCGTCCCGCTTGTCCGGCGGGATGGCCTTATAGCCGTCCTCCTGCTCCCACTGCACCACGTAGGGCAGCAGGGTGTCGGTCACGTAGTTCTGCCGCTGCTGGGCGTTGGAGTCGTAGCTCTCCTTGCCCGTCTGGAGCATGTGCTTGGGGATGCCGGTAAACCGGGCGACCTCCTCCGCCGTGAACTGCCGGCTCTCGATATACTGGGCGTCGCTCTGGCTGATGCCCAGCGGGGTGAATTTCATCCCGTGGTCCAGCACCGCCACCGCAAAGGCGTCGTCGGCGGCATAGCCGCGGAACTCGTCCTTGAGTCTCCGGCGTGTCTCCGGCTTGGCGTCGGTATCCACCTCCAGGACGCCGGACAGCCGGGCCCCGTTCTGGTAGAACTTCTTGCCGAAGCGCTGGGCCATGGTATCCATGGCCACTGTCTCCCGTGCCAGATCCAGCAAGCCGCGGCCTCGAATACCGTCATAGGTTTCGAAGAAGAGGAAGGACAGCTCATAGGGGGAGAAGGTGCGCTGCCAGCCGTCCACGTTGTAGTCGTACCAGTAATGCCCGCTCTCCAGGTCCTTGCGGATGGTGCAGCACTCCGTGGGCAGGGGGATGCGGGCCACCAGGCGGCCAGCTCCGTCCCGCCGGTTCCAGCAGGCCCCGAAGCCGTGCCAGAAGGCGTTGGACATGATGAGCTTCTGGCACAAAAACGGCGACATGCGCTCGTTGGCCCGCACATGCAACAGCCGGTCCAGCGCCGGGTCATGTACCGCCCGCCGGGCGTCCCCGTCCTTGACGTAGGTGCCGAAGGGGATCAGCCCGAAGGAGTTGCTGAGGATGCGGTGGGCGGCCGCCACCGGGGAGAGCCGCTCCGCGGCTCTCTGGCCCGGCTCCACGTCCTCCCCGGTCAGGAACAGATTCTTGAGGAACCGCCCCAGCTCCTCCTGGGAGAGCGTCCGCGTCTCCATCGACGCCCTGGGGCCGTTGATTGCCCGGTCAAGGATCATCGTCTCCCCCCTCTCCGCGCCTTGGCGATGACCACGGCGTAGGCCACTAGGCACCCGCCGGCCACGAGCAGCGCGGCCGGGCGGCCGCCCAGCTCCCAGGCCGCCCGCACAAAGCAGGCGCCGCCGGCCAGGAGCAGCAGATCGTCCAGATAGAGCGCCAGCCTCCGCCCGGCCGCCTTCCAATGTTTCATCTCAAATCCCCCAATCCTCGGAGAGTATGTGTTCGTTGATATCCGGCCCCACCGGCATCCGAAGCAGCGCCACCGCCACGGCGATGATCCAGGCCACCGTGATGTCGATACGGCCGATGCTCCGGTTCTTCATGGGCTTGATGTTCTCGTTCCCGTCCACCGCGCACCGGACGTTGCCGAAGCACCAGCGAGCGGCCGTATTGTGCTCGTGGAGCATCTGATGGGCGCGGGTCAGCCGCTCCACCTCTTTCATGGCCGGGGACAGGTTCTTCATGTCCTGGGGGATCTCCACCACATTGACGCCGCGCTCCATCAGCCGGGGCGTCAGCGTGCGGGACAGGTAGGGGTCTACGCCCAATGTGTCCAAGTCGAACACATCGACCGCCGCAGCCACGGCGTCCTCTACCATCGTGAAGTCCACCATATCGCCGGGGCACAGCTCCAAAAAGCCCGCTCGGGTCCAGTCCCGGTAGGGTACATGGTCCCGCTGCTCGGCCTCCAGAACGCCCTCCTCGGGCCGCCACGCCCAAAACAGGACAACCCAGGTATCCAGCCCCTCCTGGGGCGGAAACAGCAGCGTGAAGGCCGTCAGGTCGGTGGTGGTGGACAGATCCAGCCCGCCGAAGCACCGCTTGCCGACCAGATAGTCCCGCACCGCCTGCCGCCGCTCCGGGGCCTTGAGGGCCTTCCATTCCGGCCGGTTAAACTGGCTCTTGTCGTAGAGGGTCAGGGGCAGCCACCCCACGCTCTTGGTGGAGATCCACTGGTTGAGCCGCAGCCACCGGAACCACCGCTCCGCCGCCTCGCTCTGGCGGGCCGCCCGGGCGTCCGCCCGGAAGTCCCGCAGCTTGAGGTTGTGCCCCAGCCCCGGGTTGCAGGCGTACCACAGCGCTTCGTCATAGATGTCCAGCTCTGCGATCCGCTCCGGGTCGTCCCCGGTCAGGATGCCGATGCCGTACATGATGGGGCACCACTCCGGTGCGTCCGTGTCCCCCTCCCGCTCGGGCTCTCCCCGCCGCCAGGCCAGGATGCGGCGGCATTTCTCGTGCACCTCCCAGCCGATGCTGGTGCGGTCGGGGTCGTCGCCCGCCGTGGTCAGCACGATCACCGCCTGCTGCCGCCGGGCGGCGTTGGAGCCGGCCGTCAGCACGTCCCACAGCCTGCGGTTGGGCTGGGCGTGGAGCTCGTCGATAATAATCGCGCTGAAGGAGTAGCCGTGCTTGGTGGCCGCGTCGGCGGAGTACACCTTGAGCACGCCGCCGTACTTGGTGTGGATCTCCTTGCGGGAGTCCACCGCCCAGGCGATGGGGTCGTGCTCCGGCTGGCCCAGGCTGGTGTTCTCCACCATGTACTTGGCCGCCTCGTAGATCTGGGAGGCGTTTTCCTTGTCGGAGGAGAACACCCCCACCCGCGGCCGCTCCTCGCCGTCGTACAGCAGGTGATACAGGCCCAGGCCGGCCGCCAGTTCCGTCTTGCCGTTTTTCTTGGGCAGCTCGTCGTAGAGGTAGCGCCGGTAGCGCACCCACAGGCCGTCCTCGTCCTGCACCTGAATACCGTAGAACTGCCGGACGGCCTCCTCCTCCCAGGGGAGCAGCTCGAAGGGCTTGCCCGCCCACTCGTTCTGAGCGAAGCACAGCAGGGAAAAGAAGTCCAGTACGTCCTGTACCGCCTCCCCGCTGTAGCGGAGCACGCTTCCGTCCTCCGGCGCTGGCACCTCCACCCCCGGTGCCAGGGTCAGCCGCTCAGGCACGCTGCATCCGCTCCCGCTTCTCCCGCATCAGCCGCTCGAAGGCGTTTTCCTCCGGGGGCCGCGCACTCTCCGGCAGCACCAGCCTGCACCGGCTGGTGACGGTCAGGCCCATGTCGTTGGCGCACCCCCGGCACTGCTTGAAAAAGCGGTCCTGGATGCGGGTGGCCACGTCCAGCGCCTCGGTGTCTATGACCCGGCTGCCGTCCGCCCGCTCCGCCCCCCGCTGGAGGGCGATCACCTCCTGGGTGGCAGCCAGATAGCTCTGCCGGGCTAACAGGTAGCGGGCCAGGGTGTCGTAGTCCAGGCTGCTGAGCAGCCCCAGCTCCTTGAGCTGCCGGGCCAGGGCGCGGAACTGCTCCTTGAGCTCCGCGGTCAG